CAGCTGCCTGCTGTCGAAGACGAAGTGAATCGTTGTCATGGGGACAGGGTAGCATGGGGCGTGTTCAGCGTGCAGCCACAGCGGAATTTTTGCCTACATACCCCCACGAGGTGGGTCCTTCCGGCGGGGGGCTACCCACGGGTGCGCAGAGGCGCGGTTTTCGTGTAGGTCCAGCAATTTTCAGGTGTTATCGGGCCACCCTCTGAACGCTCGGGCGCGCTCGTGGTAGAACGGGACCGTTGATGATTCACGATTCACAGTCCCCGAATCAGGGCGCGGCGGCCATGTCCCAGCGGGAATACGCCCGCCACCGGGGTGTGTCCCAGGCCGCGGTGAGCCGAGCCATCAGCCAAGGGCGCCTGGTGAAGAGCGTCAACGCCCGGGGAAGCATCGTTGACCCTGCCCTGGCCGACCGCGAATGGGATGCCGCCACCGACCTGAGCAAGGCTCCCAGCTACGTCAGGGAGAGAGCGGCGGGCAGGGCAGGGTCAACGGGCGGCGCGCCCCCTGGCGCGCCGAACTCCAGCGGGACGCCGGGCACCCTGGCGGAGAACAACGCGGCGAAGGCCTACTGGCAGGCTCGTCAGGCGGAGCTCGATTACCGCGAGGCCGCCGGGGAGCTGGTGCCCGCCGCCGAGGTAGAGCGCGAGTGGGCGGACATCCTCTCCCGGGTGCGCACGAAGCTGCTCGCCGTCCCCTCGCGCGCGAAGGCGGAGCTGCCCCACCTCGACGTGGCCGACATCGCCAAGCTGGAGCGGCTCGTCCGTGAGGCGCTGGAGGACCTGTCATCCCCTGCCGAGGAGGAGTCATGACGTCCCTGTCGCCCTTCCGCTACCGCCTCTCGCTGGAGGCCTGCTCGCCCGCCATGAAGCCCGAGGCCCGGGGGCGTGACGGGCGCCTCTTCCAGGACTGGCGCGTCCGGCTCGGGCTCGGGGTGCAGGAGGTGGCCGACGGGTGGGGCGTCGACGTGAAGGTGCTCGACGAGCTGGAGCGCGGGGGCTGGTGCTTCGTCGCGCCCGCCGATGCGTGGTCCGCCCTCCAGCAGCTCTTCCTCTGGGCGTGCGAGCGGCACGGGTACTTCGCGCTCGGTCAGAGGGGCCGGTGAGCGACTTCGCCTCCGTGGCGAGCATCCGCCGCTCGGCCATGGTGGCGGGGCTCCGTCCTCCCCCGCGCCTCTCCCTCTCGGAGTGGGCCGATGAGCACTTCCGGCTGAGCCCGGAGAGCGCGGCCCAGGCGGGCCGGTGGACGACGCTCCCCTACCAGCGCGGAATCATGGACGCGATTACGGACCCGGCCGTCACCCAGGTGTCCGTGATGAAGAGCGCCCGCGTCGGGTACACGCTGATGTTCTCGGCGGCCATCGGCTACTACATGCATCAGGCCCCCTGCCCGATGCTGCTGGTGCAGCCGACGGTGGAGGACGCGCGGCAGTTCTCGAAGGAGACCGTCGCCCCCATGCTCCGGGATGTGCCGGTGCTCTCCGGCATCGTCACCGAGGAGGGCGAGGACGCGGGCCCGCGTGGCGGGAGCAACACCATCCTGCACAAGCGCTTCCCGGGCGGGGTGTTCTCCCTGGTGGGTGCGAACTCCGGCGCTGGCTTCCGGCGCGTCTCGCGCAAGGTGGTGGTGTTCGACGAGGTGGACGCCTATCCGCCGAGCGCGGGCAGCGACGGCGACCCGATTAAGCTCGGCACCCGGCGCACCGAAGCCTACTGGGACAGGAAAATCATCGCCGGCTCCACGCCCCTGGTGGCCGGCGCCTCGCGCATCGAGAGCCTGTACGAGGACGGGGACCAGCGCCGCTTCTTCGTGCCCTGCCCGAGCTGCGGCCACATGGCCCCGTTCGTCTTCTCGGGCGAGGACGGCCACACGATGAAGTGGCCCGAGGGCAAGCCGCGCGAGGCCTTCTTCTCCTGCCAGGCGAACGGGTGTGTCATCGAGCACCACGAGAAGCGCCGGATGGTGGAGGCTGGCGAGTGGCGGGCCCTCAAGCCTTTCGATGGGCACGCCAGCTTCCACATCTGGGCGGCGTACTCCTACTCGGCCAACGCCTCCTGGGGACAAATCGCGGAGGAGTTCGTGAAGGCGAAGGACAACCCCCAGACGCTCCGTACCTTCGTCAACACGGTGTTGGGCGAGACGTTCAAGGAGCGCGGTGAGGCCCCCGAGTGGGAGCGCCTCTACCAGCGGCGCGAGCCGTACGGAATGGGCAAGGTGCCCGCCGGCCCGCGCTTCCTCACCGCGGGCGTGGACGTGCAGAAGGACCGATTCGTCTACGAGGTGGTGGGGTGGGGCGCGGGCAAGGAGAGCTGGAGCATCGATGCCGGCGTGCTCCCCGCCGACACCTCCAACGAAGCCGACTGGGCGAGGCTCGACGAGCTGCTGGACCGCTCCTACCCGACGGCCGCCGGCACGGAGCTGCCGGTGCGCATGCTCGCCGTCGACTCCGGTTTCAAGACGACTCAGGCCTACGCGTGGACGCGGCGCCGCGTGGGGCGGGCCATCGCCGTCAAGGGCGTGGGCCACATGCGCACGCTGCTCGGCACGCCGAAAGCCGTCGACGTTCGGATGGATGGCCGGCGCTCGCGCGGCGCCAAACTCTGGCCGGTGGGCTCCGGCATCGCGAAGGACGAGCTCTACGGCTGGCTGAAGCTGCCCATGCCCGAGCCAGGGCAGCCATTCCCGCCCGGGTATTGCCACTTCCCCGAGCTCGAGCCCGAGTACTTCAAACAGCTGACCGCCGAGCACCTGGTGCAGTCGACGGACGGGCGCGGCTTCGTCCACTACGAGTGGCGGGTGATTCCGGGGCGCGAGAACCACTTCCTGGACTGCCGCGTCTACGCCCGCGCCGCCGCTGTGCTGCTGGGCTTGGACCGCATGCGGACGGCGAAGCGTGCGCCCGACCCGAGCAACCCGCCCGTCCTCTCCGCCGCGCTCCAGATGATTGCGGAGAACCCCGCATACGATGCCCCGGTGCCGCCGGCGCCGGCACCTCCTCCTCGGGAGGCTCGGCAGGAAGCTGCCCGGCCTCCATCGAAGCCGCCCCGGCAGAAGCCGAGCAGGGGCGGGGGCTTCCTCCGGCGTGGTAAGGGATGGCTGAAATGAGCACGAACGGCTGGACACAGAACGACATCGACACGCTGAAGAGCGCCGTGGCGAGCGGCGTCCTCACGGTGAAGTACTCGGGCCCGCCCGCGCGCGAGGTGACGTATCAGAATCTCAAGGAGATGCGCTCGCTGCTCGCCAGCATGCGCCAGGACGTGGACGCTGCCGCCGGCCGCAAGCGGTACCGGCTGGCACGGACGCGCAAGGGGTTCGGCCGATGAAGCTCTCCGCCTGGGACAAGCTCACTCTCTCCGTCGCTCCGAAGTGGACGCTGGAGCGGCTCCGCGCTCGCGCCGCGGCCGGGCGACTTGTCCGGCACTTCGAGGCGGCCCAGCCGGGGCGGCGCACTTCGGGCTGGGCGCGCAACCGGGGCGACGCCAACGCGGTGACGGCCATGGCCCTCGCCGAGCTGCGGTTGCACGCTCGCGACCTGGTCCGCAACAACGGCTGGGCGAAGAAGGCGCAGCGAGTCATCGCGAACAACACGGTGGGGTGGGGCATCGTCCCGCGCCCCATGGGGTCGGCCAGCGCCAGGGCGACGGAGTTGTGGAAGGCCTGGGCGGACAGCACGGAGTGCGACTCGGCGGGGCGCAAGACGTTCGCCGCGATTCAGCACCTCGTGATGCGCTCACTCGCCACGGACGGGGAAATCCTCGTCCGTCGGCGGCCCCGGCGCGAGGAGGACGGGCTGACGATTCCCCTCCAGCTCCAGCTCCTCGAGGCCGACTACCTCGACACCTCGAAGGACCTCCCCAAGGGCGAGACGGGCGGGCCCATCATCCAAGGCGTGGAGTTCGACGCCATCGGCCGGCGCGCGGCATACTGGCTTTTCCCCGAGCACCCGGGCAGCTCGCGCAGCACGGGCGTCTCGTCGCGCGTCCCCGCGAAGGACATCATCCACGTGGCCTATGAGGACCGCCCCGGCCAGGTGCGCGGCGTCTCCTGGTACGGCGCGTCCATCGTCCCCCTGAAGGACCTCGACGAGTACGAGGACGCGGAGCTCCTGCGCCAGAAGATTGCGGCGTGCTTCGCGGCGTTCGTCACGGACGAGGACGGCATCGGCTCCTCGGTGGGTGACGAGGACGAGGAGGACGAGGAGTTGGTGGAGACCTTCGAGCCGGGGATGATTGTTCCCCTGCCCCCGGGGAAGAGCATCACCACTGCGAGCCCGCCGGCCGTGGTGGAGGGCACCTTCAGCACGCGCCACCTGCGCAAGGTGGCCGCTGGCCTGCTCGTCACCTACGAGGACCTGACGGGCGACTACTCGCAGGTCAACTTCAGCTCGGCGCGCATGGCCCGCATCGCCCACTGGGGCAACGTGCGCGACTGGCAATGGCTGATGCTGATGCCGCAGCTCTGCCAGGGCGTGTGGGCTTGGGCCATGGAGGCGGCCACCACGGCGGGGCTGATGCCGGCCGGGAAGCACGGGGCGGAGTGGACGGCGCCCCCCATGCCCATGCTGGAGCCGGACAAGGAGGCTGGCGCCTACAAGGCCCTCGTCCGAGCGGGCGTGATGACCCACAACGAGATGGTCCGCGAGCAAGGCGGGGATCCGAAGACCCATTGGAAGGAGTACGCCGAGGGTCAGAAGACGCTCGACGACTTGGGCATCACCCTCGACTCGGACGCCCGCAAGGTGAGCGCGGCGGGCCTCACCCAGGAGCGGACAGGGGCGGGGAAGGGCGGGGCGGAGTAGAGCACCCCCGCCGTCTTGTAGTACCGTCCGCGAAATGACGATTAACACCTACACGCGGGAGATTGGCCCGCTCTCGGTTCGGGCCGACATCGTCCCCGGGACGCTGAACGAGGAAGCGCGCACCGTCGAGGTGGTGTGGACGACGGGCGCCCGGGTGAAGCGCTACAGCTGGTTTGACGGGCCCTGGTACGAGGAGCTGAGCACGGACCCGAAGCACGTGCGCATGGCGCGCCTGGAGTCCGGACGCGCCCCCGTGCTGCTCCAGCACAACTCCTGGAACCCGGACGCGCACCAGGGCGTCATCGAGAGGGCCACCATCGCCAAGGGCGAGGGCCGCGCGACGCTCCGCTTCTTGAAGGACGACGAGGACGCGGACAAGACCTGGAACAAGATTCGCCAGGGCGTCCTCACCTCCGTGTCCGTCGGCTACGACGTCCACAAGATGGAGAAAATCGAGGGGGGCGACGAGACGATTCCCGTCTACCGGGCCGTCGACTGGGAGCCCTATGAAATCTCCCCCGTCTCGATGCCGGCCGACATCGGCGCTCACGCCCGGTCCGCGCCCGAGCGCCGCACCGTTTGTGAAATCATCACCCGCGGCGCCGAGCCGCAGAAGGAGCAGCACGTGAAGGACAAGGAGACCACGGCGCCGACGAGTGAGACGGCCCGGAAGAAGGAGACGGAGCCGGTGGTGGACGCGGACGCGCTGGTGAAGTCGGAGCGCGAGCGCATCGCCACCATCACGGAGCTGGCGCGCACGCACGGCCTGGAGAAGCTGGCCGACGAGCACACCCGCGCCGGCACCACGGTGGACGCGTTCCGCAAGGTGGTGCTCGACAAGCTGGCGGAGCGCAGCGAGGCGACGGGGCCCGGCGAGACGCCTTCCGGCGCCATCGAGGCGGGCACCACCGAGCGCGAGAAGCGGCTGCGCGGCATGACGGGCTGGCTGATTGAGCGCGCCGGCCTGGGCGACGTCTTCGAGCAGGCCCGGCAGCACAAGCGCCTCGGGCACCGGTTCAAGGACGTGTCCACCGACGGCGGGCAGTTCCGCGGGCTCACCCTGCTGGAGCTCGCGCGCGACTGCCTGGAGCGCTCCGGCGTCAACACGCGGGGCATGGACAAGATGCAGCTGGTGGGCCGTGCCTTCACCCAGCGCGGCGGCGGCATGCAGACCACCTCGGACTTCGCCGTCCTCTTCGAGGATGCCGTGCACAAGATGGTGCTCGCCGCGTACGCGACGACGCCGGACACCTGGCGCCGCTTCTGCCGCACGGACACCGTCCCGGACTTCCGCGAGAGCAAGCGCTACCGGAGCGGTGCCCTCGGGGTGCTCGATGATGTGAACGAGCATGGCGAGTTCAAGAACAAGGCGATTCCCGATGGGAGCGTGACGTCCATCCAGACGGGGACGAAGGGCAACATCATCGCCCTCACCCGGCAGGCCATCATCAACGATGACCTGGGCGCTCTTCGGGACATCTCCACCCGCGCCGGCCGTGCTGGTGCGCTCACCATCGAGTCCGCCGTCTACGCTCTCCTCGCGCAGAACAGCGGTCTGGGTCCGACGCTGGACGACGGGAAGACGTTCTTCCACGCGGACCACGGCAACATCAACTCCACGGGCTCCGCGCTGGGCGTGGTGGGCCTCGACGCCGACCGCGTCGTCATGGGCCTGCAGCGCGACCCGTCCGGGAACGAGGTGCTGGAGCTGCGGCCGTACGTGCTGCTCGTCCCGCTGGGCCTGGGTGGCGAGGCGCGCGTCATCAACGACATGCAGTACGAGGACACGACGAGCAAGTTCCAGAAGCCGAACAAGGTGCGCGGCCTCTTCCGCGACATCGTCGACACGGCCCGGCTGTCTGGTACCCGCCGCTACCTCTTCGCCAACCCCATGGACGTGGCCGCCTTCACCGTCGTGTTCCTGGAGGGCCAGGGTGAGGCGCCCATGGTGGAGAGCCAGGACGGTTGGCGCGTCGATGGTACCGAATGGAAGGTGCGCCTCGACGTGAGCGCCCAGCCCTTCGACCCCAAGGGCGCGGTGACGAACGCCGGAGCCTGATGCTGAAGCGGCCCCGCTGAACCGGCTCGCCCTCACAAGGGGCGGGCCTTTCGCGGTGCCAGGGTCGGATGACCCATCCTCCACCTCCCACGGGAGAAAGCGAAAATGCGCAACTTCGTTCAGCCGGGTGACTGCATCACCCTCACCGCCCCCTACGACGTCGACTCCGGTGACGGGGCGCTCGTCGGCTCGCTCTTCGGCGTGGCCACCGGCACCTTCGCCAGCGGCGAGCAGGGCGAGTTCAAGACGACGGGCGTGTTCGACCTCGCCAAGACGTCCGCCCAGGCCTGGACGGTGGGCGCCAAGCTGTACTGGGACAACACCGCGAAGGAGGTCACCACCACGGGCACCTCCAATACCCTCATCGGCTGCGCGGTGGCCGTCGCCGCCAACCCGTCGAGCACCGGCCGCGTCCGCCTGAACGGGACGGTGGCGTGAACTTCCGCGCCCTCCTCGCTGCTGCGGACGTGGTCATCCTCACCCAGCTGGGCGAGGAGAGCCTTGTCACGTACACGCCGAGCGTGGGCGCACCCGTCAATGTGCGCGGCATCTTCGATTCGGCTTACGTCCTGGTGGACGCCGGAGAGGCCGGCGCCTCCAGCTCTGGGCCGGCGGTGTTCCTCAAGCTGGCGGGCCTGCCGAGCGACCCGCGCGAGGACGAAGCCCACATCACCGTCAACGGTAAGGTCTACACCATCCGAGAGACGAAGCCCGACGGCGCCGACGGCGTGCTGATTCTGCTCTACGAGGCCTGAGTAATGCCGGACCTCCACCCCCGACAGCAGCTCCGCCACGCCGCCGTCGCGGCCCTCCTCGACAAGACGGCCGCCGGAGCGCGCGTCTATCGGATGCGCGTTGCGCCGAACAAGACTGGCAAGCTCCCCTCCCTGTCCGTCTACACCCCGGGCGAGGACGTGGACACCGAGGCGAGCATGGAGTCGGCCCCGCGCGAGCTCGAGCGCGTCATCGAACTCGTGGTGGATGCCATCGTCGAGGCTGGGCCGGAGGACGTGGACGACGCTATCGATGCGCTCTGCCTCGAAGTGGAGAACGCGCTGCACGCCGACCCGACGCTGGGCGGCGTCGTGGCGGACCTGATTCTCTCGCGCACGGACTCCGACGCCTTCGGAGAGGGCGGGAAGACGATTGGTCTCGCGAAGCTGACATTCCGCGTGGAGCACAACGGGCCCGCCGCTCCGTCCCCGGATCTGTCCGGCTTCACCCATGCGGACGTGCGCTACAACCCCCGCGGCACGGTGCACCCGGATGACCAGGCGCATGACGTCGTGCCGCTCCCCCAGGAGGACTGAGACGTGTACGTGAAACCGAAGAAGGGCGCGCTGGTGCGTGACCCGGTGAGCTTCCAGCCCCTCCCCGAGCAGGGCCGCGAGGTGCCCGACAACGGGTACTGGCGGCGCCGGCTCGCGGATGGCGACGTGGAGCTGGTCAACCACGGTGGCGAGAAGAAGCCCGCCGCCCAGACGCAGGATGTGGAGCCCCGTTCATGAGCATTCCCAACAACCTCCGCGCCCCCACCGTCGCGGTGGAAATCGACAACACCCGTGCCCAGCAAGGCCCGGCGCTGCTCGCCTACTCCGTGCTGCTGGTGGGGCAGAAGACGGCCGGCGGCACCGCGACGGCGGACACCGTCTACCGCGTGACGAGCGCCGAGGACGTGAGCGCGCTCGCCGGCCGCGGCTCCCAGTTGCACCGGCAGGCCCGCGCCTACTTCGCCACCAACCGCGTGACGGAGACCTTCGTGGGTGTGCTCGCGGACGCGGGCGCCGGGGCTGCTGCCACGGGCACCATTGCCCTGTCCGGTACCGCGACGGAGTCGGGGACGCTGCACCTCTACCTCGGCGGCCAGTACGTCCCCGTCGGCGTCTCCTCGGGCGACGCGGCCGCCGCCGTGGCGACGGCCATCGCGGCGGCGGTGCCGTCTACCTCCGACCTGCCGGTGACGTCTTCCGTGTCCACGGCCACCGTCACGCTCACCGCCCGCAACAAGGGCCTGTGCGGGAACGACCTCGACATCCGGCTCAACTACCAGGACGGGCAGAAGACGCCGGCTGGGCTCACCGCCACCATCACCGCCATGAGCGGCGGCACCACCAACCCCTCCCTGACGAACCTGCTCGCCGCGCTGGGCGACCGCTGGTTTCACCTCATCGCCCACCCCTACACGGACGCCACGTCCCTGACGGCGCTGGAAGGCTTCCTGTCCGAACGGTTCGGGCCCACGAAGATGCTCGACGCGGTGGCCATCACCAGCGCGCCCGGCACGCTCAGCGCGCTGAGCACCCTGGGTGAGAGCCGGAACAGCCCGCACAGCGTCATCATCGCCCAGCCCGGCAAGTCCCCCCTGATGCCTCCGGCGGAGTTCGCCGCGGCGGTGGCGGGCGTGGTGGCGATTTCCGGCAGCGCGGACCCTGCCCTCCCGCTCCAGACGCTCGCCGTCCCCGGCGTGCTGCCTCCCGCCGAGCAGGACCGCTTCACCTTCGAGGAGCGCAACCTGGAGCTGTTCGACGGCATCGGCACGACGAAGGTCGCGGCCGGCGGAGTGGTGGTGCTGGAGCGCCCGGTGACGACGTACCGGGTGAACGCGGCTGGCGCGGATGACACGTCCTACCTCGACGTCACCACGATGCTGACCGTGATGTACCTTCGGTTCTCCTTCCGCACCCGGCTCGCGCGCTTCTCTCGCTACAAGCTCGCCAACGACGGGGTGCGCGTCGGCCCCGGCCAGAAGGTCATCACCCCGAAGCTCGGCAAGGCGGAGGCGCTGAACTGGTTCCGGGAAATGGAGCTCCTCGGGCTCGTCGAGGACTTCGAGCAGTTCAAGCGCGACCTCGTGGTTCAGCGCAACCCCAGCGACCCGGGCCGGATGGACTGGATTCTCCCTCCGAACCTGGTCAACGGCTTCAACGTGGGCGCGGTGAGCGTCCAGTTCATCCTGTGAGGGATTCATGAGAGTCGGCGGCATCATCAGCTTCAAGACCAACGGCGTGGTCCACCTCGCCAAGGGCGAGTTCACCTACAACATCGGGGCCCCGAAGCGGTCGGCCGTCGTCGGCTCGGACGGGGTGCACGGCTTCACCGAAGAGCCCCAGGTACCGTTCATCGAGGGGAAAATCACCGACCGGCCGGACTTCGATTACAAGGCCTTCGTGATGGGAACCGGGGTGCTCGCCACCCTGGAGCTCGCGAACGGCAAGACATTCTTCCTCCGCGACGCGTGGTACGCGGCGGAGGGCACGGCCAACACCAAGGAAGGCGAGATTGACGTGCGCTACGAGGGCATGTCGGCGGAGGAGATTTCGTGAGCAATGACGTGACGGTGAAGCTGAGGGAAGCGGTGCAGCTCGGCAGCGAGAAGGTGGAGGAACTCGTCCTGAAGCCGACCGCTCGGTTCTTCAAGGACCTGGAGGTGACGGCCGGGGCGGACGGGCTGAAGTACAAGCCGTACGACCTGGCCGTCATCGGTGTCCGGCTCGCTGGCCGACCGGCGGCCGCGGCCCTCGTGGACAAGATGCACCCGGGCGACATGCAGGAGGTGGCCAACGTCGTCCTGGGTTTTCTCGGTCCATCCCCCGAGACTGGGGAGAGCGCCTAGGAATCCTCGCGGCGACGTTCCACTTCCAGCCCTCCGAGCTGTGGGCCATGGACGTGGACGATTTGGACTTCTGGGTCCGTCAAGCCAACCGGGTGAATTCTTCGCAGTCGTGAGGTGACGCGGTGTCCGGCAAGTCCTTCCCCCTGAGCCTCATCATCAAGGCCACTGACGTAGCGACGGCGACCATCCGAAAGGTGGGCGCCAACGCCGCGGCGGTGGCCAAGCGGGTGACTGCGCTCGGCACCGCTCTCTCCGTGGGTGTGACGGGTCCGCTCGCGGCGATGGGAGGCCTGAGCATCGCGGCCTTCTCTCGCTTCGAGGCGGGCATGGCCAGCGTCTCGACGCTCGTCGACACCAGTGTCGAGAGCATGGAGGCGATGAACCGGGAAGTGCTCGCCATCGGCAAGCGTGCTCCGGTACCGCTGAAGGACCTCACGGACGGTCTCGCGTCCGCGCGCGGCGCGGGCGTGAGCGCCGCCGAGCAGTTCAAGGTCCTGGAGGGCTCCGCGCGCCTCGGAGTGGCGGCGCTCGGTTCCACGGCGGAGGCCGTCGACATCGCCACCAGCTCCATCAACGCGTGGGGGCTGAAGGGCAAGGAGGCGGAGGGCGTCTACAACACCGTCTTTCAGGCGGTGAACTTCGGAAAGATGACTCTGTCCCAGCTCGCCCAGGGCTTCGGCGGCGTGGCCGGTACCGTGGCCTCCGCTGGCGTGAAGCTCGACGAGTACCTGGCCAGCGTCGCGGCCCTCACCACCACGGGCCTGCCGGCGGCGGAGGCCCACACGCAGCTGCGCGCCGTCATTTCCGGACTCACCCGCACCACCAAGGAGTCGAGCGCCGTCTTCCAGAAGCTCGGCGCCAAGGATTTGAAGGACCTCATTGCGAAGTCCGGCGGCCTGGTGCCGGCACTGGACCGAATCAAGGTCATCCTCAAGAGCAACGACGCCTCCATGCTCCGGCTGCTAGGGAGCACCGAGGCGCTGAACGCGGTACTCGGGCTCACTGGCAACCAGGCCGGCGCCTTCCGGGGCGCGCTGGACACCATGCGCAGCGGCGCCGATGGAGTGAACGGCGCCTTCGAGAAGCAAAACCGCACGGCGGCCGCGACGACGCAGCGCCTCCAGAACACCCTCGAAGGCATCGCAATCTCCGTCGGCCGCGTGCTGGTTCCCGTGCTGGAGCAGCTGGCCCCGCTGCTGGAGCAGCTCGCCGACCGGTGGGAGGCGCTCGGCACCGACGGCCAGACGTCCATCATCGCCCTGGCCGTGGGCGCCGCCGCGCTCGGTCCGACCATCACCGTGCTGGGCAACATGGCGGCGGCGTTCGGCCTGGTGAGCCGCGCGGTGGTGTTCGCCGGAGGGTGGGGCAAGTACCTTTGGATGATGCGGGCCTCCATCATGTCGGGCCTCATTCCCAGCATCACCGCCGCGGCCGCGTCCGTGTGGGGCTTCACAGCGGCGCTCCTCGCCAACCCGATTACATGGATTGTCGCGGGCATCGTGCTGCTCGCTGGCGCCGCATACCTGATTTACAAGAACTGGGAGCCCATCAAGGCGTGGTTCCAGAAGACGTGGGCCACCATCTGGGAAGCCATTGGCCCCACCGTCCTGAGGATTTGGGAGCTGTTCAAGGACTGGACGCCCCTCGGGCGCATCATCAAGCACTGGGGCCCCATCTCGACGTTCTTCAAGGGCCTATGGGATTCGCTCGTCCCGATGTTCGAGACGGCCTGGGAGAAGATTAAGCCCATCGTCGACGCCCTCACCACGGTGAGCATGGCGCCGCTGCGCGCCCTCATGGCCGGTGGCCGCTTTCTTTTCGGTTCCGGCGAGGACGCCACCGCGCCGGCTGAGCGCGTCTCGCCTACCCCGCTGGTGATGCGCCAGTCCTCGGAGGCGCGCGTCCAGGTGGACTTCGCGAACCTCCCTCCCGGGGCACGGGTGACGCCGGCCGCCGGCAACACGGCGCCGCTGGACCTCAACTACGGCTATTCGATGGTGACTCCTTGAGCTGGAAGGATGACCTCGGACGGGTCGATTTCGCCACCTCGGGCGGCCCCTCCCGCCGGCTGATTGGCGCGAGCTTCCGGGGCGTGCCGTTCTTCGTCCAATCGGCGGAGCTCTCCGGCGGGCGGCGGACGGTGACCCACGAGTTCCCCTTCCGCAGCGAGCCCTTCGTGGAGGACCTGGGGCGAAAGGCGCGCGGCTTCACCGTGGAGGGTTACGTCCTCGGGGAAAACTACCTCTTCGCCAAGCTCGCGCTGATTACCGAGCTGGAGGCGCCCGGGGTGGGAGAGCTGGAGCACCCGCACTACGGCACGCGCCGGGTGATGGTGGACGTCTTCCGAGTGCGCGAGACGACGCGCGACGGAGGCATGGCCAGCTTCTCCATCGACTTCATCGAGACGCCCGCCCAGCCCGCCCAGCCGACCGTCGTCCCGGACGCGTCGGCCACCGCGCTGGCGAGCGTGGCCGCAGCTCGTGACGCCACGGGGGCGGAATTCCTCGCCCGGTACAACCCCGGCACCTCCACGCGCACGCTCGCGGACTCCATCCGTAGCGCCACCCTCACGCTCAACACCAAGCTGGGCCGGGTGAACCAGACGGTGCAGGCCGCGGCGCTGATGAAGCGCCGGGTAGACTCCATGTACGCGGCGGCCGCGACGCTGGCCACCACGCCCGTGACGTTGCTGCTGGAGCTGGCCGGCGTGCTGGACGTGCTGGCCGGAGGCTTCCTGTCCGTCTACCGCTACAGCCCTGGAGAGCGTCCGCCGGACACCACCGCGAACCGGCAGCGCGAGCAGGTGGCCTTCGACGCCCTCCAGCGCCTCATTCAGCGGCGCGCCGTCATCCGCGCGGCGGAGCTGGCCGTCCAGCGGGCCTCGGTGGACCCGACGACGGCCGCTCCCGGAGAGGCATTCGACAGCTACGAGGAGTCCCTGTCCATCCGGACGGAGCTCGCGGGGCTGCTCGACGAACAGCTGGAGACGGCCGGGGACGAGTCCTACGCGGCGCTGCTGCAGCTCCGCGCCGACCTCACCAAGGCCGTTCCGGGCGCGGCCGCCGGGCTTCCCCGGCTGGTGGCCTACGTGCCCCCGCTCACCGTGCCGTCCCTGGTGCTGGCCCACCGGCTCTACGGGAACGTCGACCTCGAGGAAGACGTGCTCCGCCGCAACGGCGTGAAGAGCCCCGCCTTCATCCCGGGAGGCCTGGCGCTGGAGGTCCTCTCCCGTGGCTGACGTGGTGCTCCGAGTGAACGGGCAGGACTATGCCGGCTGGAAGTCCGCCCGGGTGACGCGCGGAATCGAATCCGTGGCGGGCGGCTTCTCCATGTCCGTCATGGACCGCTGGGGCGGGCAGCGCCAGGACTGGCCGATTGCGGAGGGCGACGAATGCACCGTGCTCATCGCCGGCCAGGTGGTGGTGACGGGCTACGTGGACACCCGCGAGCAGTCCTTCGACAGCTCCCAGCACGGCGTGGAGGTGGCCGGCCGGGACAGGACGGGCGAACTCGTGGATTGCAGCGTGATTCTGCGCTCCTGGGAGTTCCGCAGCACGCCCGTCCTCACCCTGTGCGAGCGCATCGCCAAGCCCTTCGGAATCCCCGTGGCTCTCCAGCCGGGCCTCGACCTGCCGCCTCCGCCCGCGAAGCTCTCGGTGGACCCCGGGGATACCGCCTTCGAGGTGATTGAGCGGGCCTGCCGCGCCTCCGCGCTGCTCGCCGTGTCCGACGGGAAGGGCGGGCTACTCCTCATGAGGCCCGGAACCAACCGCGCCCAGACGGCGCTCGTCGAGGGCCAGAACATCAAATCCGCCTCGCGCAGGGATGACGTCACCGGCCGGTACCGCAAGGTGGTGGTGCGTGGACAGACCAACGGGACGGACTCCCTCTTTGGAGGTAGCGCGGCCGCCATCGAGGCCAACGCCGAGGACCTGAACGTGAAGCGCTCCCCGCGGGTGCTGCTGGTGCGCCCGGAGGGGAACGTCACCGTCGCGCACGCGAAGAAGCGCGCCCAGTGGGAGACGGCCGTGCGCGCGGCCCGGGCCCTCTCGCTCTCGGTGACGGTGCAGGGGTGGACCCAGGCCGATGGGACGCTCTGGCCGGTGAATGCCCTGGTGCGGCTGCGCAGTCCCACGCTCGCACTCGACGAGGACTTTCTGGTGACGGAGGCCTCCTACAGCCTCGACGACGCCTCGGGGACGACGACGACGATGACGCTCCGCCCCCAGGGGGCCTATGAGCCGGAGCCCGTCATTCCGAAGAAGGCGAAGAAGGGCCTGCTGGACCTGGGGGCAGAATGATTCGCGACATCCAGAAGATGCTCCGCCCGCTCGCCCTGCGCATCGCCAACCTGGTGGCCCGCGGGGTGGTGCGGCTCGTCGACGACGGGAAGAAGCTCCAGCTGCTCCAGGTGGACGTGCTCACCGAGGAGACGCGCGACGAGGTGGAGAGGGTCCAGAATTACGGCTTCACCAGCGTTCCCCTCGACGGTGCCGAGGCGGTGGTGCTCTTCGTCAACGGCCGGCGCGAGCACGGCCTTGTCGTCGCGGTGGAGGACCGCCGGCATCGCCTCACCGAACTGGAGCCCGGGGAGGTGGCCGTGTACTCGGAGAGCGGGAGCAAGGTGCTGCTCAAGGTGAATGGAGACGTCGAAATTACCCCGGCCTCGGGCGTGGTGAAGGTGATTGGTGACGTCACCGCTGACGGAATCTCCCTCAAGTCCCACACGCACGGAATAGGCACCATCGCGACGACGGCCACCATCGGGGCGACGCCCACGGTGGGAGTCATGAGCGGGAGCACGGGGGAGCCAGAATGAGCGACATCGCCTTGGTGTGGAACGCCGCGCTCGGCGGAGCTGACTTCGCCCTGGAGAAGAATGACCTGGCCGTCGACGACGGGCTGGAGACGTCCGTCTACCTCTCCCTCTTTCTCGACGCGCGCGCGGAGGACAGTGACGAGCTCCCGGCCGGGGTGACGGACCGGCGCGGCTGGTGGGGCGATGCCTTCCCGGTGGTGGACGGGGACCGCATCGGCTCCAGGCTGTGGCTGCTCGCGCGCGCGAAGAGCACGCCCGAGACGCTCCGGAAGGCGGAAGGCTTCGCCCGGGAGGCGCTCGGCTGGATGCTCGTCGACCGCGTCGCCGCGCGGATTGACGTCGCGGCGGAAGCGGTGAACGGTGATGTGATGCTGCTGCGCATCGCCATTCACCGGCCGACGGGAGACGCCGTCGAGTACCGCTACAACTACACGTGGGCCTCTCAGGCGGCCCGGAGGGTCAGCTGATGGCTTTCGCTCGCCCCACCCTGGCGGAACTCGTCGACAGGGTTCAGCAAGACTTCGTCTCGCGGCTGGAGCTGGCCGGCGCCGTCCTCCGGCGCGCGGTGGTGTACGTGCTGGCCCGCGTGATGGCTGGCGCCGCCCACATGCTGCACGGCCACCTGGACTGGCTCTCCCGCCAGCTCTTCGCCACCACCTCCGAGCGTGAGTACCTCCTGCTCGACGCGGCGAAGTACGGCATGACGCCCACCCCGGCCACCTTCGCCGAGGGCACGGTGACGCTCACGGGCGTGGATGGTTCCGTGGTGCCCGCCGGCACCGTGTTGCAGCGGCCCGACGGAGCGCAGTACGCCACGGACGAGGAGGTGACGATTGCGAGCGGTACCGCCACGGCCCACGTCATAGCCGCGTTGGCCGGCGCCGCCGGCACCCTGCCGGTGGGGATGCAGCTCTCCTTCGAAAGCCCTGTGTCCGGGGTGCAGTCGACGGCCACCGTCGCCACCAGCCAGGACGGAAACGACGAAGAGAGCACCGAGGCCTTCCGGACGCGCTTCCTTGAGCGGCTCCAGAATCCACCCCAGGGCGGGGCCACCACCGATTACATCGCCTGGGCGAAGGAGGTACCCGGCGTCACACGCGTCTGGGTAGTCCGCCACGAGATGGGCGTGGGGACGGTCTCCGTGCGCTTCCTCCGGGAGAACGACGCGGACCCCATTCCGGACTCCGCGGAGGTGGCGGTGGTGCAAGCAAAGCTGGACGAGGAGAAGCCCGTCACCGCCATGGTGACTGCGCTCGCCCCCGTGCCGAAGCTGCTGAACCTCACGCTGGCCGTGACGCCGGACACCTCTCCGGTGCGCGCCGCGGTGACGGCGGAGCTCACGGACATGCTCCGCCAGGACGCCGAGCCGGGCGCGACGCTGCCCCTGTGGAAGATTCGGCAGGCCATCGGCAACTCCACGGGCCTGACGGGCTACACCCTGACGAGCCCCTCCGCTGACGTGACGCACGCGGTGGGCGAGCTGCCCAAGTTGGGGGTGATTACGTGGGTCTGAGCGCGCACGTGGTGGACGGCACCACGTTCCTCTCCTTCAACATGGAGGGGGCGGGGAATGCCGGCGAGGTGGACGTCACCGGCAACGGGTACGACGCGGAGAAGCGGGGGAGCACATCCCTGAACTCCGTCGTTGGCCTGCTCGGGCCTGCTCGTCGCTTCGTTGATGGTGGCACCTATCTCCGCACTGTCTTCTCGTCGCCGGAGCGTATCCACGAACTCGATGCGCTGAGCGGCCCGTTCACCGTCGAGTGGCGGATGAAACAACTCACCACCACTGAGGACGACGGAGAGGTGTTCTTCATCGGCGGCGTCTTGGATGACGGCACGACGCTCTGGTACCTGCTGCGCCTGCGCATGGGAGCGGGGACGGGGCAGTTCATCCTCACGGCCGGCGGAGTGGATGTGCCCCTGGAGTACGCGCCCTCGGCTGATGCCTGGACGCACTACGCGCTCGTCGTCTACTCCCCCTTCGCGGGAGCGCTCTCCTTCCGCTTCTACGTCGACGGGGTGCTGCACACCGACGGCAACGATGTTGGCGCGGTATGGGCGCTCGACCTGGCGCCCAGCGACTACGGCTTCCTCGACGAGAACTGGCCGGCCCTTCACGTTGGCGGAAACATCGCCGAGGACTTCGCCCCGCTGGTGGACTTCGACGACTTCTGCGTCCGCACGGATGCGCGCACGGGCGCCCAGCTCCTCGCGGACGCCACCCGGGCCTACCTCACGTTGACGCCGACGGCATCGGTCTCCTACGGGGATGCGGTGGGCACGGCGTGGACGACGGATGGAGTGGTGCCGCACGTCACGGTGCGCTTCTCGCGGGACGGCGTCACCTGGGAGGACCTGGCCGTCAACGTCTCCAATACCGGGAGCTTCACCTGGACGGCGCCGAGCCTCTTCACGAAGTCGGCTCGGGTGGCCGTACAGGACGCCTCTGACGGGACGCCCATCGCCATCAGCGCGGCATTCACCATCAGCCCGCCCACGTCGACGCCTCACATGCGCATGCTCCGCCAGCTCCTCCCTCCCGGCTCCTTGTGGTCGGAGGGGATGGGAACGCTGATGAACCGGGTACTCGGAGCCATCGGTGACGAACTGGCCCGCGTCGAGGAGCGCGGCCGGGACTTGCTCAAGGAGGCCGACCCACGGACGGCCACGGAGACCCTGCCCGAGTGGGAGCGCATGCTGGGTCTGCCGGACGCGTGCGTGCAGGAGATTCCCGCGACGGTGGAGGCCCGGCGCCTCGCGGTGTTCCAGAAGGTCCTCAAGCAGGGCGGGCAGAACGCGGCCTACTTCGTCCAGATTGCCGCCGCGTGCGGCTACACCGTGACGGTGTATGACGGGTACGGTGCCGGCATCCTCCGGGCGGGCTTCAGGGCCGGGGCCCGGTGCTTCGGAATCGAGTGGGCGCACGTCTGGCGGATGGACGTTCAGGCCCCGACAGGCGTCGCGCTGAGTCAGGCGGAGCTTGAGTGCATCATCACCCGAATCGCGCCGGCGCATACCGCGGTGCTGTTCAACTACCTGTGAGCGTCACATGCATCGTGGAGATGGGGACGGCAACGACGGCGGGATGTTCGTCAACGGAGACCCGGGCGCCGGCATCGCGGCGACGGAGGTGAGAGCGGAGTGGCTCACCGCCATCCAGGAGGAGCTCGTCGGCGTCATCCTCGCGGCCGGTATCACCCTCGACAAGGGAGACAACACCCAGTTGCTCGCCGCGTTGAACAACCGCTATGGCCGGCTCGGGAGCGCCAACACCTGGACGGCCGGGCAGACGATGAACAGCACGCTCTCCGTCGGCAGCAACGCGACGGTGGGCGGGACGCTCGGGGTGACGGGGAACACCTCGCTTGGGGGCTCCCTCGCCGTCACCGCTACAACGACGCTCACCGGGCTACTCACCCTGAACGGGGGTGCCACCCTGCCCAGTGGCAAGACGCTCACCCTGAACGGGACGGTGACCGTTACGAACGGCCTCACCGCGACGAACTCCACCACGGGCGCCCCGGGCCTCGAAGGCACGGGCGGAAGCAGCTTCTCGGTGGGCGTGAAGGGAAACGGCGGTCCCTCTGACGGCTGGGGCATCCACGGCGTCGGCGGCGGGACGAACGGCATCGGCGTCTGGGGCGACGGCAAGGGGACGGGGGCGGCGGGCTACTTCAAGGCGGGCTCCGGGGCATCGTCCACCGTGGCTCGTACGGCTGTCGTCTGCGAGGGCGGTCATCTCGTCTTCAACAGCACCCCCACCCTGAACTCGAACGTCGCCGTCACCAACACCCTCGCCCCGGCGAACATCCCCAAGGCCATGGCGAAGCTCGTCACCGATGCCGCGGGGAACGTCGCCGTGAGCGGAGCCTTCAACATCACGTCCGCGTCCATCGTCAGCAGCGTCATCAGGGTCACCTTCGCGTCGGCCTTCGCGAGCAGTGATTACGAGCCCCTGCTCACGCAGATGTCCTCGACGAACAACCTCTTCAGCGCCACGCCTATCTCGGCGACGCAGATTGAGATTTCCGCGAGGACACCCGCGGGAGCCTCCACGAGCCTGGCCACGACGGCCGTTACGCTCAGTCTCGTGTGCTTCGGCATTCAGTAGCAGCGGAGGGCGGCTATTCCTGCCCACCACATGGGGACGGGCAGTAATCAACCGGGTCCTCTTCGCAAAACTCGGTGATGACTGGCGTCCCTCTCTCCGTCTTCGAGAACCGGTAGCTGCATCGGAGAGACGCCACCAGGCCGTGTGAGGCCTGGTACCTCGCCTCGGCGACACCGGGGCTCGCCGGGTTCATGCACACGATTTCGACCTCGAGCGTCGACCCCGTTCCGGCGCGTTGGACTCCTGGGTTGCGTACTGTCTGCGCGGGTAGCAGGCGGAGGTCGGGCCCGAGCTCGTTCGTAATGGTGTTGTTCGCGTCCTTCACCGTGCACGCGATGCTGCATTCACGTCCCTCGAGGGTGTCGTTGAACAGCGATACCGCGAAGTAGGTCTTTCCGCCGCTCGCGTCCGGGAGGGTGCAGTCCGCGACATCCCCGGATTCGCACGTGCCGGAGCTGCGCCCGCACCCCGTCAAAATCACCGTCGCCAGCAGCACCATCGTCATCGTTTTCATGTGCTCTCCCGGCGGCCGGAATGGCCGCCACGCGTTTTCCACCCGGAGTGGGTGGTGTTGACGCCTGCGCTTAATAGGCACAGAATCAGTGCAGACGCAATCCGGCCGGCCCGCCGGGCGTCACGTGGGGGAACCGTGAAGAGCGAAGGCAAAAGCGAGAACAGGACGAAGCGGCTGAATGGACTGTGGGTGACGCCGAAGGAGATGGAGCACTTCGAGCGCATCCTGAAGGACCGCAACCAGAAGGAGAGCGAGGCCGTCCGCGGCGCGCTGCAGAAGGCCGGGCTGCTGCCCGGAGGAGAGGGGACGACTCATGAGCGGTAACAACGACACGAAGCGAAGCATCACGCGCACCCACGCGCCGAACCTCACCGGCTCGGAGGCCGGACTGCTCGGGCTTCAGGTGGCGGTGGCGGAGCTGCTCTTCAGCGAGGGTCAGGGCGCTCCGGTCATCCAACCGGAGGACGTGACGCCGGAGCTGCTGGAGGGAGTGCGCCCCGTGCTGGAGCGGCTGCTGGGCACCAACGGCCTCCTCGCCGCGCGCGAGCAGCTCGTGGGTGCGGCCATCGAGCACCTGATGATCTCGACGCAGGGAGGCGCGTCCTGATGCACGCCAATGTGAGGACGTGGAAGGGCGGGTATTGGCACACCGACGCCAGCGGGCGCGGCATCCTCGGGCGCCCCTGGTGCGCGCGGTGCGGCCGGCCAGTGGACAACTGGACCCAGGAGATGGTGCGGACGGGCCCGGGCAAGGCGGACGTGCTGCTGCGCGCCTTCTGCCACGGCCGCATCCAGCAGGTCCGCTTCCGGCTCG